TCTAACTCAGTATAATGGTATCTGTAAGCATACGATGTATATTCCCTGTTATTACGTGTATTTCGTGTTCCATACAAATAAAAATTCTCTTCATATTCGTCATACAAAATGATGATAGATGTATCGAGACGTCCTAAGTGCTCTTCTTGAAAGTGAACTATAGTATATGACATGATGATGATGTATTAAATATAATATCATGATGTTTTTATATCATTTACACAACTATTTTTGCAGCAAAACCCAATACCAATGAATTTATTCTGTCGGGTATTTCATCTTGGGGACAATGTCCGGCATCTACTGATATCCATTCCATCCGCGAATAGTTTGCCAGGTGTTTTCGCGTAGAATCCGGGCGAATCCATTCATCTTTTTCACCGTAAATCACCAACATCGGTACGCGCGTGTCCTGCAAACCCCGCAAAATATCTTCAATAAACACCGACGGATTTACAATGTTCTCCATCATGATTTTGTAAAACACCTCCGATGCGTTTTTACTAGAAGTAGCAGAATATATCGACTGTATGATAAATTCATCGATACGGTCAGGAAACACAGGATACAATCGTTTCATTAGCTGTTTGATTATCCATTTTTTCCGGATATAATGAAAATAAGAGGTTACCATGAACTTCGAATGATACCATGAACTGGTCATAGGCGTCTTTATTGAATTACCCTCTCTCGAAACCACCAGCGGATTAATGGGTATTATACCCAGGATGTTGGATGACGTTACGGTGTTCGATGCAGCAGCTGCAGCCACCACGTTCATAATAACAAACCCTCCCAAACTGTTGCCGACCAAAATACATGGACGTTGGATAACCGTGTCAATAAAATTCACCACTTGAGAAGTCCAAAAAGAAATGCTGTAGGAAAATTCGGTGTATTGGGATGAATTCCCGAATCCAAACAAATCAATGGCATACGTGTCGTATTCCTGTGCGAGAATCGGTACATTGGACCGCCAGTGATGGTGATTTGCACCGAATCCATGAACCAATAACATTGCAACTTTTGTTGGATGGTTCTCGTTTTTTTGTATGTATTCATAGTTTGTAATCGAATGTTCGTTATTGCTGCCTATGCATACTTTATTGAAACACATTTCCGGTCCCATTCCAGTTCCTTTTCGTATGTTTTCTTTCATTACATGCATTCCAGTGACACCACGGTTCGCAACCTTAAGTGACAAAAATATCCAACATAAATAATTTGCAACCATCATCGTAATATACCATACTATGACTATCTGTTTATTATGATTTTCTGTATGACATATCACCGATAACAATGTACTATACACCCTAGCGAAATTTGTCCAACAGTTTGCATTGTTGGTTCAACCGACTCCGGAGTTCTTCAAATTGTTTCCACCAATCTTCGAATTTCATGTATTTTCCTACATCAGTTTGTTCGCTTTCTTCCAATTTATTGAATTCGAGTTTGGACGATTCGATACCATTCAACCACTCACATAATTTCTGTAAGAAATTCCGGTCATACAACACATTCGAATATGTAAAATTCAATTCTCTGTCTTGAAAATACACATCGCCTGTAAGTGTCGTATTGAATTGATTCGACTGAATACATAGATTCACATCTTCCGTGTTTGCAAATATGTCTCGCAACGTAAAATACACATTGTCTTCTAATGAGTTTTTCTTGTATTTATTGTGTTCTGATAAATAGATGTAATTTGTATCGTTGATTATTTTTCCCCAGCTCATGTATACATATAGTATATCTATACATAAAAAAACGTACATCCAACCGTATCATCCTCATCCACATCCACTTCATTTGTAAATTATGATTGGGTATTTATTACTTACTGCAGATGATAATCCTGCAGATGGTATTGACTCTACTGGAGGTACAGTTATCGGAGATGCCACTGTTGACAACCCACATGGTCCGCAATGGTCTTCATTCGAATAATCGACTTTCCTGTCAACACGTTTCTTACAGGTTTCAATGTTCCACCTTCCCAGTATCTTTTTTGGCTCTTTATTTGTAAGTCGCTTCGTAATATTCGAAAATATCTTCATAGAAAAATAAACTATAAATTATCTGTAGGATAACCTCTATGTGGTTTGTAATAGATATAAGAAATCCGCTTAAATAAATGACACGAATATATAATAACAACTCATAACATGCAGCTATTTTGGATTTTGTTTGTTTTATTTTATTCTGTTGGTTCAGTCGATGCCGGATGTCCCATAAAAACTCCTGCCCCCAAATTATGCGTAAATTGCAAATACTTCAAGACCACTGGAAATTCGGACAAAAAATTCGGGTATTGCACACGATTGCCTGAACAAAGTGGTCTCAATTATCAATTGGTAGATGATACTGCAGATGTTCAATATATACGTTGCGTCCTTGCACGTTCGCAGTGTTACCTGTGCGGAGAAGAAGCAAAGTATTTTGTAAGAAAATATCGTAAAAAACCCAAACCAGATTCGCTACCGCCCGCGCTTCCACAATCGCCTCCGCTTCCGCTATCGCATGCCACACCATTTTAGTATCAGTCTCCGAATACCGCACCCCAAATCCTTTTTTATAACAAATTGTAAAATTGAAGTAAATACAATTTATTATATATCATACACAACTACCAACCCAACCACATGGAAAAACGTATAAATAAAGTGATTGAAACTTATGTCATTGAATTCAAAGACAACCTCAAACAGAAAATTACTGAACTCAAATTTGAAGACAACTCCAAAATCAACGAATTATTAGAATATATGTATGACTACGAACGTCTCGTTTTATCAAAAGACGATTTTATTAAACGCAAACGTATCCAAAATTCGATTCCTGTCTCCAACAGATGCAATGCAAAACGAGCCAATGAAGAACAATGTACTCGCAGAAGAAAACAAGGAAGTGAATACTGTGGGACACATTCCAAAGGAACTCCAAATGGATTTTTAAATAAAGATACATGCGGGGATTGCGTTACAAAAAAATTAGAAGTCGTTGCAACCGATATCAATGGTATTATTTATTATATAGACAAATATTCGAATGTTTACCGCACTGAGGATGTGTTTAACGAAACAGAAAATCCCCAAATCATTGGAAAACTAGAAAATTCCTGTGTAAGATTTATTACATAGAGTACCACATCATATCTTACAAACGATATATAAAATGTAAAAAAATTTATATTTTATATAAGTTCATCAATCAAAAATATAATTAGAATGCGTAAAATGTAATAAAAATGAATATAGTGATAATAATATGAATTGTATTTTTTGTTGTGTATTTAACCAAGAAAAATATGTCGATATGTTTTTCCTTCTATTAGAAAGTATATTTATTTACGGAGAGTTAGACTTTAATACTCACATATTAATTTATACATCTACCGAATTTATGAATAAGATTAAACACAGTCATTTATATAATGATGAAAAAATAAAATTTGAAATAAATGATACATATGATTCAATTCGGAAATCATGCAGGTCACGTTATGATTTGTTTAGTTTTCCTTCTATAAAAAATTACAATAAAATACTCTATTTAGACACTGATATTTTAATTAAAAACGGCATCAACCAAGTGTTTGATGTTTGTAAAGAAGACCTTTTATATGTAATGGAAGAAGGAGAAATTGATAATAATTCGGATTTTTGGGGCAAGTCACTATTTGGAAATGAAATTGATAATTATGAAGATAAATCAGCATTTACAAGTGGAATCCTATTATTTAATAATTGTGAAATAATAAAAGATTTATTTAATAAAACTATCAAAGCGTTTGACACATTCAATTTTGTTTTAAATGACCAACCATATATGGTATATAATGCGTTCAAATATAATTTATACAATAATAAGATTTTAAAATCACTTGTTGAGAATTATTATAATAATAGCCAGAATGATAAAGTCATATATCATTTTCCAGGAGGACCCGGTGGATATGAACATAAAATACATAATATGACTATTTTTTTGGATAAGTTAAAAGAGATTACCATAACCAATAATATAAATAAAGCAAAAGGATATATTGACACGTATTTATTACCAATTATTCATAATTGCGGCGAATTATTAGAAGGAAATATTTTTATGTTTCACCATACAACTGTCTATAAAGATGATAGTTTTATAAACAAACCAAAAAATATAAGTAATTTGGTATTGAATAAAAATATTAAAAATGTAATGGAAATTGGGTTTAATTCTGGATTTTCATCCTTACTAATGCTTTTGACGAATCCAAATCTGTCTATATCTTGCTTTGATTTAGGAGAGCATAAATATACAATGCCTTGTTATGAAAAATTAAAAGAAACATTTGGTGATAGAATAAATATAACAATTGGAGATAGCACAAAGACATTACAAAATGTTAATAATAATTATGATTTAATACATATAGATGGTGGTAATTCCACAGAAGTTGTCGATAGTGATATTATAAATTCATATAGATTATCTAAACAAGGAACAATATTAATTATGGACGACTATAACTTTCCGAATTTGCACAGTTTATGGGATGCTTATATAATAAAATATAATTTGAAAAAATTAGATATACATGTATATGAATCTCCACATCACGATATAAAATATGTATGCACGCCCCTTGAATTATAATTTCTTACACAGGTATCTTGCTGACAATTGATTCTTTTACCACTTCTACGCGATTATTCATTATGAAATCATTTACTTCGGATGCTTTCATATAATCTCCATTGTAATATTTTCCCAAGATATCCAACAATATTTTCTTTGTAATTGGTTTCTTGACATTTTTTTTGGTATATAAGATTTGTCCTTCTTTTAAATCAAAACAGTCGATTTCGTTTTTTTTCATCACATCCATTAACTCGGATGATATTTTGGCTTTCTCTTTCTTTCGTATAGAAACCTCTTTTTGCAATTTACGAATATCATTGTCTAGTTTCACCCATTCTTTGATAATATTTACGAGTTGTTCTTTTGTTTCTGCCATTCTGATTATATATATTTAGTTGTTTTTATACTTTTCAGAAAATCCTTAATTTCCAATGAAGCGCCGACATAGTATGCAGAATATTTTGATGTATTTATCTATTTACATAAAGTATACAAAGTATTAAATGAAAATGAGATTTTTTAGTCCGCATACATTAGCAAATACAAATTATTATACACAACCATCTCCTATACAACAAACCCTTCCACCCCATCAAATAAGAACATTCAGTCCGTTTCAAATAAGAATTCCGAATCTCCCTCCTCCCGTACAACCTCACCAACAAGAAATCCCCGTAAATCATGTCAATGAGCCTCCTAAAAAAGTCAAATGGGGAGAACCCACCTGGTTCTTATTACATACTCTGTCTGTAAAGGTAAAAGAAAGCGAATTTATACGAATCAAATCCGATTTATTAAATCGTATCTATGCAATCTGTATTAATTTACCTTGTCCAGATTGTGCCAATCATGCGAAAACCTATTTAGACAATGTTAATTTTAACGCAATCCAGAGTAAAGAAGACCTCAAACACATGCTCCATGCGTTCCATAATCAGGTAAATAAACGAAAAGGGTACCCCTATTTCCCGTACGAAGAATTGGATGAAAAATATTCAAAGGCAATTACTGTAAATATTATTCGAAATTTTATGTCGCATTTTTCAGATAAAAATCGTAGCATTAAGTTGCTTGCATCTGACCTTTATCGTGCCAATTTATGCAATGTTCTCAAAGATTGGTTTAATCAAAATATTGTTCTGTTTGACCCATAACCTTTTGTATTTTGAATATGATTATTGTAGTTATTATTGTAGTTATTATTGTAGTTATTATTTCATTTGTTGGTTAGGTAACTGGTGATGATTGGGCGGGCATTTTAAAATTGCATTTAAACAATTGTTTCGAAGGACGATGACAAACCGTTTTATCACTTCCTACATTTAAAAACAGTAATCGAGGTTGGTTCAAACTAGTAATAATAGCCGCCCATACAGCGCCCATTAAACAACCCACTGCAAGAGATATGAAAATCGCCATGGGGGTATAACAAGAGTTCTTTACATTCCACAGAATGTCGCCTATTATTAATACTGGAAAGAACACTAAAATCGGAATATTGGAATTTATCAATTTATTACTTTCAATAATATACACCAAATAAATGAATGTGTAAGATATCACTGAAATACCCAATGGAACTTTTGAAAACGAACCATCTTTACCCACTGTTATTAAATTACAAATAGGACTTACAAAATCACCCATAGAGGTGTAATCAGTATGGATACTATTTCCAATCAAAAAGGTAATAAAAGAAGAAAACAACAATCCAACTAAATAAATCAGACCTTTTATATCTTGATTAAACAACGAAGATAATGCAAAATAAGATACAATAATAAAAGGTGCTAAACGAAAAAATAAATAGAGTAAATTAAAAAAATTGAGTTCCATTATAT